TGGGGTGCGCCGGGGGTGCGTCGTCCCCGGAGGAAAAGTCCTGGTCCAGGGGGATCACGCCCTCGTCGGCGTTGCCGTTGCACTCGTCGTCCTGGGGGTGCTCCGAGCCCAGGATCCACTTCTTGCCGCTCACCAGGCCGCTGGCCCTGTAGGCCATCATGTTGCCCTGCACGTCGGCCTTGGCGATCTCGGTGCGGGCGATCATGTCGCAGCGCCCTGCCGAAAAGCCGAAATTATCCTGGAGGACGCCGCTCAGCCGGGCGGTGCTCCAGCCCTCCTGGACCGCCTGGGTGACGTCGGCCCGCAGGTAATCACGGGTCGACTCCTCGATCTTGGTCACCAGCTCCGCGGCCCGGTTTTCGGCCCACTCCACCGCCAGCTTGTTGACCTGGCTGGTGATGGCGGAGTCCTCGAAGTCGAGCTGGACAAAGGCCGCCAGGCCGCCGTTTTGGGCCGCCTGGGCCAGGATGGCGGCAACCTCCTTGCGGGTGGCGGCGATGCCGGCCAGGTCCAGGTCGGCCAGGAGCTTATCGATCTTTTCATCATCGTCAGTTTTCAGTAACCGGTGATCAGTAATCAGTGATTTTTCGCCGCCTTGGCCTTTTTTACTGGCCACTGGCCACTGATCACTGATAACTTTCTTCAGCCCCAGACCTTTGGCGAGGCTGGCCGCCGCGGCCGGCAGATCGGCCTCGAAAGCCTTTTGAAACAGCTTCTTGATGTCGGCCCGGGCCTGGGCCATGGGCGGCCGGTCTCTATCTATGGGCTCGATCTTCATTTTTTTTTTAGCGGCCTTATCCAGTTTTTTGCTTTTGTCTTTACTGGCCACTTCCGGTTCTTCGCCTTTGCCTTTTTCTTTGTCTTTGTCTTTACTGGCCACTGGCAACTGGTCACTGGCCGCGTCCGGTCCTCCCGGCTCCGGCTGCTCCTTGCCGATGTCGTCCAGCAGCACCGGCCCGATGCCGGGGATGATGATGAAATTGGGGATGCCGTCGTCGTCCAGGCCCCGCTTGGTGCGTATCTCCCGGCGCGTGACGATGCCCGCGGCCACGTCCGAGGCGTCGATCGTGGCCTGGACGTCCGGGGCCACCGACTCTTCCTCCTGCCAGGCGAACTCCAGGTCGTAGAATCCCCAGTAGCGCCAGATGATGTAATCCATCAGGTCCTTGATCCACTGCATCAGGGGCTGCAGGCCCTCCTCCAGGGCGGTCTGCTGGACCGACTGGGCCACCGCCCGGTTCATCTGGCGCACGAAGGGGGTCGGAGGGAGAGAGTGGCAGTAGCAGACCACCCGGGCCAGCCATTCGTCGAACTCGTCCTTGAGGCCCTCCAGCTTGGGGAACAGGGGCTTGGCGCCGGAGGGCACGAAGATCATCCGCCGGCGCATGGCCAGGTTGCCGCTCAAGAGGGCGTCCCAGTAGCCCTGGAACTCCCCGATCTGCGCCGCCGACCATTCCTGGGGGCACTCGGCGAAGCCCTCGGGGATGCTGCCCTCCATGTAGAAGTTGAGCTGGAAGAGCTGGCGCCGCAGGGCGATGTTGACGATCATGATGGTCTGCTCCACCGGGGAGTAGCCGTAGAGCCTCCAGGAGCGGGGGTTGCGGGGGACGTAGACCAGCTCCTCGGCGGTGTATTCGGTGGCCGGGATGCCGTGGATGATCTGCTGGTAGGCCGGGGCCGGGGGCACCGGGGTGCGCCCGTTGCCGTCGATCACCAGCTTGATGGTGGCGCCGTCCACGATCTCCAGGGCGTAGAGCTTGTCGTTCAGGTTCTGGCGGGGGTAGATGGCCGGGGCGTCGATGACAAAAACATCTTCCATGAGCATCCTGAGCCAGGCCTGCCAGGAATGGAGCCGGTCGGGGAAGCGCAGAAAGGCCTCGATCTCCTGGACCCGCTTGTCGTCCGGGGCCACGTCGGCGCCCTCCTTGCCCCTTATGCTCGTCTTGAGCTTGACGAGCTGGTCCTTGCGGGTCTCGATGCACAGCCGGGTGATGTCGTGGGATTCCGCCAGGTTGCGCAGCAGCTCGAAGGGGAGGTAGCCGGCCCGGGGCTGGATGGTGAGGTTGTAGCCCACCGGGAAATCGTAGGCCCGGGCCGCGGCCTCAGGGGGCGCCTGGGGCTGGATGGGCACGGACGGCCCGAACCAGTCCTCGGACTGCTGGGGCGCCGGCAGGGTGCGCATGCCGCCGGCCGCCAGGTCGGCGAAGGCCGGGTCGATGGGCGTCCGCAGGGCCTGGGCCCTTTTCAGGATGCCGGTATCGGAGTCGCGTTCCATAGTGGTCAGTGGTCAGTGGTCAGTGATCAGTAATCAGTGGCCAGTAATCAGTGGCCAGTAATCAGTGGCCAGTAATCAGTAAAAGCAAAAACAAAAAGCAAAAAACCCAAAAAGTGGAAACTGATTACTGTTTACTGATTACTGTTTACTGTTTACTCTCCCAGGGCGGCCAGCTCCGCTTCCGCCTTCTCCTTGAGGACGCGCCCCAGCTCGATCTGGGCCTCCAGCCCCTGGATCCGCTCACGGAGCACCTCTTTCCGGAGTTCTTTAATCGTCCGGGTGGGGTCCTTCTGGCCCTCCAGTTCGGCGATGCGCTCCAGGAGCGCCTCCCTTTCCTCGACAGCCTTCTCGATAATCTCGATCAGATCTTCTTTGGTGACTGTCTTTTTAGCCATCGGCTCTCCCTCTTTCAGTAAACCAGTGATCAGTGATCAGTGGCCAGTGATCAGTAAAAGCAAAAACTGATTACTGGTTACTGATTACTGATTACTGATTACTGATTACTGGTTACTGGTTACTGCTCAGCCCGAGCCGTTCCCTTTCCAGCGCGGCCATGGCCTTCTGCTGCTTGGACTCCTGGGCGTGGGCCACCCAGGCTTCCGCCTCCGCCTCCGGCATTCCCGGCGGCGGATGGAGTTTCTCGTATTCCGTCTTGTAATAATCGAAGAGGCCCTGGCCGGCGCCGCCCTCCAGGAGGGAGATCGCCCCCTCCAGGGCGTCGGGGCCGTCGTCGTGCACCGTCTTGCTGGGGAAATAGAGGAGCTGCTCGATGAGCAGGTCCTGGTCGCCCCGGCCCGGGCAGAAGCGGATCTGCCCCCGCTCCACCCAGGAGGAGAGCCGCGAGATGCGGGTCTCCTTGTTGGCCTTCTGGGTGACGCCCCGGGACGGCAGGGTGATGTGGCGCTCCCGGCCCATCTGCTCCACCTCCCGCATCAGCAGCCGCTGGAAGAGGTTGTCTTCGATCCCCAGCAGCCAGTAGCGCCAGTCCTGGTGGCGGACGAACAGGGCCCGCAGGGCCTCGTCCAGGCTGTTCTTGCGGATGTAGGCGTCCAGGACGTAGTAGATCATCTCCTTGCAGTCCAGGCCCACGGTGAGGATGGCCTTGTAGTCGGCGCTCTCGTTGGTGCTGATGGAGGGGTCGAAGAAGCCGGAGACGACGAGCTCCTTGCCGGCGAGTTCCATCGGGTCATAGTAGCGCAGCCACTGCTCCTGGAAGACCCCGCCTTCGTTCACCGGGGCGTTCATCTTCTCCCGGTTGAAGGCGAGCGTCCCCATGGCCGCCTTCTGTTTGGCGAGCACGGCCAGGGGGAACTTGTCGGGCCAGAGGGCGGCGCCGTCGGGCTGGATGGCCCGGTAGAGGGTGCGGCGCCAGTTGGCGTAAGGCTCCTCCTCGGAGTGGATGGCGATGTAGAGGGCCGATTTGCGGGCCAGGATGGTGCCGATCCACAAGAGGCTGCCGTCGGTCTCCAGGGCCGGGTAGACCGCGCCGGTGACCCAGTCGAGGAGCTTGCGCACCAGCTCGGGGGAGCGCACGTTCTGGTCGTTTTCCATGTCGTCCAGGACGACCAGGTCGGGGCGGTGCTGCTTGTGCTTCAGGCCGCGCAGGCGCTGGCCCCGGCCCCGGGCCATGAGGCGGACGCCGTTCAGGGCGACGAAGTCGTTCACCGCCCAGTTGTCCCGCACCAGCTCCCCGAAATCGCACTTGAGCCGCTCGTTGTAGAGCAGCTCCAGGTAGAGGTAGCCGGTGAGGTCGCTGGCCAGGTCCTCGGTGTCGGAGCCCAGGATGATGAAATGGCGCAGCTTGTGGACGATCTGGTGCAGGGAATAGCCGAAGCTCACCAGGGTGGACTTGGCGAACCCCCGGGGGGCCGCGGTGACCGCGGGGGTCACCACCTCACCTATGCCGGGGCGCCGGTCCACCTGGGCGATGAGGTCGTGGTGGAAGGGGGCCG